TGGGGTAGGATAAGGATAGGGTCGTCTTGATGCTTAGCGCCTTTCTTGTCTATCTTGGGTGCAGGCACGAAGTAAATACCGCCGTTGATACCCTGCACAAATGGTCTTAAGAAGTCGGGAAACTCTGGAACCGTTTTGGTACTCGGTGCTTCCCAAACTGATTCCTCTTTATCAACTTTAGCTGCGGGTTTGAACTCTCGTCCGAGGACAATAGGGCTAACGATTTTTCCCCGGTGTTGGCAGCCTTCGCATCGCTCTGGATAGTTATCAATGAACCACGAGCAGGTGCGCGGAGCAGGAAAGCGACTTGCTTTTTCTTCTGTTTTATCATAGTTATAGTCAGGATGTTCGTTAGATATCTCGTGTATTGCTGTAGCCCCGTCATCGCAGAACTTGGCTATGGATAGCCCTGCAAACCACATCGGCTCTTCTAGTGTGGCAGCATTGAGGAGCATGTACTTAACTTGTTCACACCCACCCTCATCGTCTACACTCTTTTGCGCCAGCACTGCAAACGTCTTACCAAAGTTGTCCAGCTTAAGCATGGCCTTGGTGTCGTCGTCCAGCCCCTTGGGTATTTCAGCCAAAATATCTGCAACAGGTGCTGTTTGCTCAGCAGTTGGGCCACCTAAGAACTCACGGAACTCTTGCCAGCTATAAACGCTGATCTCGTCGCTGATAATTGAAGTAGGGCGCGGTGGGTCAGTCTTAAAGTTAAGTGTTTCAGGCGCACGCATGATGCGTGCAGCGTCAGCGGTCACCACAGGGTCGATACTTATGTGGGACATGCAAAGTGCTTTGAACTTCTCTGCATATATCTTCCACTCTTCAGCGGGGATATCCTCGTCCATCAGCCAGTAGGCATGTACGCCACCACCTGAGTCAATCACTACTGGGTCAGGTAACTCAGCAGCGGCTTGCAGCTTAAAGAGCGCAGCGTGCGCATCGCCTTTATCTTTGTATTCTTTATTTTCGCCAACGTCTAAGTCAATAAAGAACGACCTGACGAACAAACAATCAGCCGCCTTGCGGCTATACCCATCGAATGATCCTAGTGCTACAAATGTGTTCTGGTTGCTTTTTATCCTATCAATTTTGTCAAATACATCATCAAGTGTTTCTGCAAATCGGTTGCTGACTTTGCCGTTTTTGTCTATGCCGCTAATACAGTAAACACCCTGCGTTGGTAATGCTTTCTCGTAGAATTGTTTTAACATGTCTCTTGCAGAGTTAAAAAGAGCGGGACGATGCCCGCTCAGTTAATGAATAAGGGTTACCCCTCACGCTGTTTTTTCTTCGTACTTCCTTCCTACCATTTCTTCAAGGTACTTAATTGCTGCCGCCACGTTCCTAGCAGGTAGGATTCCCTTGGCGGTGTCGCTCTCAATGAGGTCTGTAAGTGTTTCCACCTTCAGTAAATTTTTATGACGGATAGGCTTGCCACGGAACCAGCTAAAGACTGTCATCCTTGACACATCAAGTGCCCATGCTACGTACTTAGTAGGCAAGTTAGCATCTACACAAGCCTTAGCCAGCGCAGTGCCAGCCCTGTTGGGGTTGGCCTTAGCAAGCGCAATCAAAAAGCCTTCGCTGTATGGTCGTGACATGCCTACTCCTTACTTCTTAGACCATTTTTTAACTACGTCAGAGATGTCCTTCTCAGCAACGGCGGGCTTTGTGGACTCGCGCTTTACTGGCTCGGGGGTATCTTCGACTTCTACTGCGTCACTACGATGGCTTGGTACTTCATCAACTGTGTCTGCTTGGTAGACATTCATCCTGATAGCAGCTTCGGCAGCTTGGCTTTTTGATTGCTGGGCAATGATCTTTAAGTCTGCATCCGGTACTTTACCAGCAGGATTGAACAAAACCTTGGGCGCAGTGGCCTTAGTGTCAAATGCCATCCTAGTAATTACCCTACCCGCGCTGACGTTGTGCGACGCCAAGTGCTGAATATAGGGACGGAAAGGCCAACGTCCGTTATCTTCTTTACCGAAGGCCGAAGTAGCTGGCAGGACCAACTGCATTACATCGCCAGCAGGGTCGTTAGGCAACACCACGGCAGTGCGCCAAGACAAGCGGCAGGCTGTACCTGTACCACCATTGCCCGAACCTTTTACGGCTTTGGGGCACTCTTGGCAGGTTCTGGCTACTGGAGTCTTTACGTCAGCATCGGGAGCTTCTGAGTCCGTAGACCAGCACACGGGACTAACTTTTTGGCCTTCTTGGTACATGCCCTCGTAGTACATGCGCGATGCTTTGTGCGCCATCTTCACGAAGATCACGTTCATGTGGCGGTCTTCGATAGCACCGATTTCCTTGCCGCCAGCGTACTTGCGGAACACGCCGCCTTTGATAGAGATGCGTTTGCTTTGGCGTACACCACCCGCTACTGCAAGGGTATCTTCGTCGAGGCCTTCGATGGGGGTCATCACTGCGCCGCTAAACAGGGTTGCGAGATCATTACTCATTTTCAATTTTCCTTATTACTAAACTTACTAATTAAGAGGGTTTGCGCACGACAATCGTGAACTCCCTCATTACATTCACTCCGGGAGGTAGCCCATCGGCTTGGTTCTCCTTGAGGAATTCTTTGAAGTTGCCCTGATGAATACGTGCTTCAAACAGGTCAACCGCACCATTGGATAAGATAAATTTCCGAAAGCTGTCGCCATCATTGACGGTGTACCGCTCGTACAACTTACGAATCACAGTGCCGTGGCTCGTGCGTATGCTCTTTGCGTTGCTCTCGTTGCAGGTAGCCATGAATGTCTGTTCCAGCATTGCTAGTTCATCATCAAGCTCCTTAATTTGGGCTTTCCTTTCTGCCTCAATCCTATCGCGCTCATTTCTTATTGTCAAGTAAACTTTGACTAATTCGTCGAGTTTTGTAGTCTCGACTTCCTCTACTTCTTCAATCATAGACCTATCTCCTGTCGGTATAAATCAACCAATTTCTCATGTGAGTCCACCTTACCTTGCAGCATCTGATAGACCTTGCGTTCGGCCTCTGAGCCTTGCAGATGAACTACTGTCATGCTGTTGACCTGCCCTACTCGGTCAATCCGCGCTACGCATTGCAGGTAAGTCTCGACGCTCATAACGGGAGACCAAAATACGATGGTGTCTGCGGCAGTTAGGGTCACGCCATGTGAGGCGGCTTGAGGTTGGATGACAAGTACACGTGGGTGTTCTTCGTTCTGAAATCTATTGATGATCTCAGCACGCTCTCTTGCTGGTACGTCTCCGTTAATTATTTCATTGCTTACTCCTTGGTTAGTTAAGTGTCGTGAAACAAGTTCAATGGTGTGCCGAAATGGAACGAAAACAATAACTTTATGCTCCGTCTCATCAAGTACCTCCATCAAGGCGTTGAGGCGTGGGGAAATGTCGAACTCCACCACTTCCTTTGTATCGGTATAGATTGCTCCACCCGAAATCTGTAGCAGCTTGCTAAGCTGCGCCGCTGCATTGACTGCGCTAATTTGCTCTCCAGCGGCCTCAATCAATAGCTGATTTTTTAACTCGCGGTAATACTTCATAACCTGTGGACTTAGCGGAACCTCACGGGTCTGGTACACCAGCGGGGGCAAGTCCAAGCATTGCGCTTTCTCAAACCGAATGGCAGGCTGCAAGGCATCAAACACCATCTGCTTAGCGTAGGCCTTGGGAACCCACTTAAAGCGTGTTACTTGCATCATCACCTTATCTCGCCATGCAGTGAAGTATTTGGGCACTGCTGTGGGGTTGACCAGCTTGGCAAGGCCAAACGCATCAAGCGGAGACTGCGAAGCAGGCGTACCGGTCATCATCCATAGGCGAGTAGATGGGGTGATTAACTTTGCCAACATGCGCCAGCGCTTAGTAGTGACAGTCTTGTATGCGTTAGCCTCATCAACCACGATAAGGTCGAACTGCGCTTTGGCTATCTCTGCCGCTACTGTATTAACTCCGTCGTAGTTGATGATGACGAACTCGTAGCTGCCGTTTACTATCTTGGCGCGTTTGGCTGCGTCTCCGTATGCCACGCCCACTGTGCGGTGCATAGCGGTCTTAAAGATGTCTGCCTGCCATGCTGAGTACATGATAGATAGAGGGCAGATGATAAGCACACGTTTAATCTGACCTAGCTGCATGAGGTAATCAGCAGCCCACACCACCGATGAGGTCTTACCTGTGCCAGCTTCATTAAAACAGAAACACCGATCCCGCAGCGCTAAGTATGATGCAGTAGTTTCTTGGTGCTTGAATGGCGTATACAAGCCAGGCCATTCGTATTGTTTTGGCATGGGACTAGGAGCATCACCATAGACTTTAACTAGGCGTTGCATCTCAGGCAGGCCCCAGTAGACTAGGAGTTCTGCGTTGACTCCATCGTCCTTTAGCACTTCGCATTTATCTATGTAACCAACGATGTATTTCAAATCATCAGATGGCACTGACAGATGCACTGCCGTGTCTTCAACTACAACCATACTATTCCTTACTTAATTAAACGTGGCCCCTTACGGGGGCTAGTCGGTCAGATCAACGCTGAAAGGAGAAATGCGTCTCTGACTGACGAGGTTTAATAGGGCTCAAAACTAGCAAAAAACCCCCAATGCCCACTCACGCCTAACGGCATTGTTCACTTCATCGACCCATCGGACTTGCGTGGGAACGAACGATTCTTGTGTGGGCTTTCTAAGCGCACTCCGTCTGCATTAGAGCCTCCTTTGCTCAACGCTTTGACGTGCGCTACGTCTTTACCAGCGCGGCTTACGCCCTTGGCATCTAGCTTACGCCGCGCACGTTGGCGCTCCATGCGGTTGGGTAACTCACCGCGCTCTTTCTGTTGCTCGTACTCTTTCTTGTACGGCCTTGGCTTATTGACGTATGGCATCTTGCTGCTCCTTAATATGAAGGGTTGCCATAGAAGCTCTACGAGCCTCCACAATTGCTAACTTAAGTTGGTCCATAGCTAGGTCATAGTCACACTCTAGCAAGTAGTCATGTGCCTTCTTTAATGCACGTTCTGCCATCATAAGCGGATGTGCGTAATCAATCAATTCACTCATCGTTTTTCCTTGTAAAAATCGCAAGTTCGGACAGGACACCAGCCACAAAGCGGTGTCGGGTTGGGGTTCCATACGTCTGTCTCGTAAGAAGTATTTAGTCTAGCCAAATCCGCATGGAAATAGCCCCAGAGGGAGTCAATGTCTTTTCGCTCATAAGACTCGTCCATGAAGCTGTTGTAAGCCACAAAGAGCAGCCCCGCTTTAATTTTCTCTACTTGAGGGAAGTGGGCAAAGATCATCAACGCCATCAGCTTTAACTGCTTGGGGTCAGCATACTTGTTACTACCGGTCTTGTAGTCAACGATGAACGCCGTGTCTCCGTCAAGAATCATCAAGTCCACGATACCCCGTACCCAGTATCCTTTACTGTACTCACAGGCCTTCCCTTCTTTATCCAGCGCCATGCGGTACTCAGGGTACTTGACGCCTTCAGTTTCTAAAAGTACATCTAACACAGGCTTAAAGTGCGCGTAGTTTTTAGCCAACGGTGTACCATTTTTAACGTAGTTCTCCATAGCTTTGTGGGCTTCGTTGCCATACGTCATCTGCGGCGTTGGGGCTTTGTAAAACCGCTTAAGAACCTTGATTTCTTGGTACTGTTTAGGGCAGTTGATGTAGTCTTTCAGAGAAGAGAATGACCATGTAAAACTCATATTGTTTCTTTCCGTGCTTTTGGTTTAGCCGATGGTTTAGGACAATTTTCGGGAGGAACAATAACACACCAAACGGCGCTCCATTGCTTGCGGTGCTCTACCCATCTATCAATATAGGCATCGGGCATTTCGCGTAACGAACGAAGGATGGGGCTTGTATATTTATCTAACCGCTCGGCTATCTCAACGACGCGCAGCCCATCGTGGTACTGTTGTAGCAGCATCCTTATGGCGTGGTGGTTTGATTTACGCATTGGGTCTCTTTCTTTTTTAGTTCGTCTTTGAGCGAGGCGTTTTGGCGTAGCAATTCTCCAATGATGACTAGGTGTTCACCATGCCGCGCTTCCATAACTTTTACCACGCGGTCAAACTCATGTTGCCATGCTTGCATCTTTTGCTTTAATAGTTCGGTGTGATACCAAACGTATTGAGCATTTATCCCCTCCACGGTTATGTTGTCTTTAGTGCCTTCTCTGTACGCTGGCAATTCAAATTGTTTAACCCATTCTTTAGTCATGTGTTCTTCTCCTTTAATGATTAATGCATTCATGCAACACAGATAGCTTTGCCAGTTCGTACATCCATATAGCATGTTGGTTATCTACATGAGATGAAAGTACTTTAAGTTCTCCATCTTCGTAAAACAACACAACACAAGATTGCTCAGGTGGTATGCGTTCTATTGCATGGGTAAGCATGGCAGTAGCGTCCCAATCTCTAAGGTGGTGTATTTTCATGTGTTGCGTTCTTTCAGCTTGGCTTGAATGTCTCGGGCAAAGCGGTGAAGCGCAGTCATACTGACAAACTCTAAATCTCGCCCATCAAGTTTCATGCGTTCTACTTCCTCATTTGTCAGCCCTACCCATTTGCGTTTGACTCCAGATAAATCCAAATCCGCTTTTAGCAAATCGTCCATCACTTGCTGGTCATCTTCATGCCAGTTTTCGGGGTACCCCTGCTTAAATGAATCTAATGCATCCCAAGCGCGACGTAGTAGTTGTTGGCTCATGTGTTCTTCTCCTTTAGTTTGGCTTCGATGGCTCGTTCGTACCCCCAGTTGGGAGATTCACATTCGCCGTACTGGTTGTGATGTTGCTCATAAATAACATCAATTTCTGTATCCGTCAGCCCTACCCACGGGCGCTGGTACACCTGTATGTCATCGTCATCTTTACGCTTAGTGTGATGCACTAGGTACATCCCTTCTTCGTCCAGCGCCGCTTTCTTTTTGCTTTGATAGCCTGTCATGGCTGCTCCTTAATTGCATAATCTTTAAACACCGTACCTTTGCTTGCATCCCCTTTCCAGCATTCGCTGACCCATCCACGTTTACCTGATTTGTAAGTGCGCCAATGACCTCTTGATTGATGTCTGCGTGGGCTTGCGTGTGTCCCGCCTTGATGCTCCTGCTTTGG